ATTTCCATTTTTTCAAATTCTTTACGATCGGCTTTCTTGAATTTAATTCCAGCTAAATCAGCAATTTTATTAATTGCATCACCTTTATTAAGTTCATGAACTTTCATAAATGCTTCGACTATGCTATAAGATTGACTATCATGGAAATCTTCAAATTTTAAAGAGTTCTTATAAATTGCCATACTTGGTTTAGTCTCTTCGTGGAACAGACAGTTAATTTTCCAATAACTACCATGATCCTCAAAATTAACATCTGGGAATAGAGCGGCTAAATTAAATAAACCATCTTGAATCTTTTGTTTGAGATTTTGTACTAACTCGTATTCTAATGGATTGGTATTTAAAATATTTAAATTATTTTTATTTTGAGCTAAATCAATTCTCGCATCTTCAGCTAAAACATCTTTTGGAAACATTAGAGATTGTGTTTCTTTACTAAGCTTCTGAAAACTTTTAATAATACCAATATAATAATCTTCGTAACTTTTCTTTTGGATATCAGTATATCCACTAGCTAAAATTTCACTATCTATTTCAGTTATTAATTTAGCGAATTCTTCTTTTAATAATTCTTGATTAAAGAAATCAAAAATTCCAGTTGTACCAATAGTAAAAAATGTTGGAATATTTCCATATTTTTGGTGGACTATTCCAGCAGCTCTTTGAGTATGCGAAATATCTTTGAACGATGCATCGAAGTCCATAATAATTTCAGAGAAGTTACCCATAATATCTTTAACAAGAACTCCAAAAGTTTTCTTACCAAGAATAGCCCCGAGTCTATTAAAAATTAATTTTGCATCACCAGCATATAAATCTTGATCAAAATCAAAAGCTATTTGAATTCCTCCACCAGTTACCATACTAAAAGAAGGGATTACTGATTCAAAACCATGTCCTTTTAATAAGGAAAATAATTCTAAATAACTTCTAATGATTACCATCTTTTGATAATTTTCTTCTAAAGAATAAACATGAAATCTTTCTTTAGTTCCTTTAATATGTGCATCTATATCAAGTACGATAGTATTTAATTTTTTAAAAGTATTAATACTTGGAGCTTTTACATTACCTTTTTCATTAAGGTTTTTTGGATCGTATTCAAAAATTCCGGTACTTATCGAAATACCACAATCATGATGAGGTAAAGAAACTATCTTATTTTTTAAATAGTTTATTAAATCATTTGGGTTCTTTAATTGAACATTATCGGTAATTTCAAAATCTTTTATATTTTCATATTTTCCACGAATCTCTTGTTTAACTTTAGCTTGAAAAACTATTCTAGCTGTTTCATCTTCTTTAAAATCATTAACTTTGAATATTTTATTCCAGTAAGTTATGATATCTTGTTCGTTCATAATTTGTGTAAAGTCTATTTCTTGATTATTTTGAGGTGCAGATTGCATTATTGTTTTCCTTATCTTATTAATATTTATATCTATAATCTGTATTCTAAGAATTCTTCTATATTATTAAGGTAATAATATGGTATTCTTATAATTGGTATATTGTTATTTCTACAATATTCATTTTTTATAAAATCTCTTTTCCGAGTATTTTTAAAAGATTCTTCTCCGCCAAAATGGTCTACCTTTTTAAAATGCTGTTCTCCGTCAAATTCAATTATTGTATTTGAATTAGGTAAATAAAAATCAAATCGTAAACCTTTTTTAAATTTGCAATCTTTAAAAGTTTTTTCTTGAATATATTCTATATTATTTTCTTCTAAATAAGTTCTTATTTTATTTTCACCAAGCGAATTTTTACATTTTGGACAACCTGCCCCATTTCGATGATTCAATGGGCTTTGAAAAAATGATCCATGTTTTAAGCAAATTATTTCAATATTTTTAACATTATTTTTATAACTTACTTTTGAATAATCATATTTATATCCATGAATTTTTCTAAAATCTTTTATAACATTATCTAAATTTTTTCTAAATTTATCATTGGAGCATTTTACACATCCATATGATAAATGTCCATTTGGTTGTTGAAAAAAACTTCCGTGAATAGGACATATGATTTCGATGGGAGTTCTGGAATTTTTATAAATTACTTTCGAATAATCGTATTTATTTCCATGAACTTTTTTAAAATCTTCTAGAACTTTATCTAATTTTTTAAATTTATTAATTTTAGCACATTCTTGGCAACCATTTCCATTTAAATGATCATTAGCGGTTTGTAAAAATTTACCATGTTCTGAGCATATAATAATTAATTTATTAAAAATTCCAGTATAATCTGTTTCCGAATAATCATATTTATTTCCATGTTTGTTCATAGAACGTTCTATGAATATTTTAGTATTTAAAGCCATACTATTAACCTATTTTGTAGCGTTATATAAACCTATTTGACTATCGGTTTTCACACCCCAGTTCTGAATACTTAAATTGGCTGGATTTACAAAGCGTTGTTTTGACATCGCGCTAAAATTTTCATCTGCTTCTTTAGCAGCTTCTTTACTAAAAATTGCTGCAGCTGCTAAAATATCTCCATCAGAGTTTTTTAATAAAGGTAAACCATCTAAGAAAAAATTATGAGCATTATCATTCTCCATAACCAAATCTACCATTTTTAAATTATCCTGATCAACCTGAACTTTTTCAAAGACTATATCTGTACATGGAATCAATTCGATTTCGCCCGAATTTATACCAATTGGATCTAAATCTCGTTCCATAATATTTATATCCGATATATTATTAAAAAATTTAAGATATTTTGATTTAAGCTGACCATCCAATATAAAATACTTCAGATTTCTAAACTTAAATTTTAAATCTTCGATAATCGTTGTTTCGTTTTCTTTTATTAATACTTTATATAAATAAGGACTAAATTTATATCGTAATATAAATTTGTCATCTTGCTTTCGAATACTATAACTAGCTTCTAAAAGATTAAACAATAAACCAACACTATATAAATTAATATTTTTTGGAATTTCTCCAAAGTCATTAAATAAATGCGTTAAACCCAATAAAAATTTATAATGTGAATTTATTAAAATATTTTTATTAAAACTTATTTTGTTATTAACTTGTATAATAAAATTTTGTATAAATAATTTTTCTTCTTCCGTAAATTCCTTTGACTCCGATACTCCATTTATACCAAGCAGAATATATTTACTAACGAGTTTACCAAAAGTGTACGTTAAGGCTACTTTTATTTTCCGAAGAGTTCTTTTGTCTTGAATTATTAATGATTCATTATCTCTTTTTAGAAAAGAATATTTCCAAATTAAAAAATAATTTTGAGGATTATCGATAATACTATCTATATTTGGAGATAGTATTTCTAAACTATCTTTCTCAATTGCCATTATAGACTCTTTTTCCGAAATTCGGAAATCGGTTTTTTTATTAAACAATCCTAAGTTAATGCGGTATTTGTGTATACCAAAATCATTCTTACTTAATATTCGGTATTGATTGGGAACTTTGTGAATACTAGTTCCAATAATATTTTGATTTATAATTTTACTTTTATGTATTTTATTAACTGTTTCTATACTTTTAACAATTTTATTCATTATTGCTCCGTTTAATTCTTTTTTTAATTCTTTTTTTTGTATAATATATCTATTAATCTGGTCGTCTATCCTTAGATAAAATACTAATATTTATAGACATTTGTTCGTTAAATAAACGACAGGAAAATCCAGGGATTAATCCCTGGATTTATAATTTTAGTCTAGAAGGTTAGCGAATGAATTTTTAGAAAAACATATTGGACATAAAAGATCCAAATCATTATCTAAAAAATATTTATAAGTTTTTTGATATATATCCGAATATGTGTCGTCAGTAACATCATCTGTTCCCTGATCATCTTTAGTTGTAACTTTACCATCTCTAAATGGATAAAGTTGATTAATATTAGCTTTATAAGCGCATATTTTACAAAATATAATATCTTTATTATCTTCCAAATCCCAATCGGTTAACCAACTATCTGGAATAGTTATATTAGTATACATCATATTTTCTGGAAAGAAATCAAACGAGAATTTCCGAAGAATATTTCCATCTTTATCAGTATATTGATACACTTTGAAATCGCTCGGTTCTATAGTTTTACCGCCATAAATATCAAAAAAATTTTTTAATCTGTCATCTATATCGTCTTTTGTTCCTTTAGCTTCTTGTACCAAAGTACTGGTGTCCTTTAACGTTATTTTCATTTTTTACCTTTATAATAATTAATTTATAAGATTTAAATAATCTTTTTCGATATATTGTCTAAATAAATTTACAAGTTTTTCTAAATCCGTTTGTAATATTATAGATTTATAAATTTCATAATATTTATTTTGTTTTCTAATATGTTCTTCGAATATATCTCTTGAATTTTCAAGAGTATTTTTTTTACTGATTTCGGCAATTTCATCTATAATATTATTAAAATTATGCATCTTTGTAATTTTAATATCAATTTGATCACATAATAATTTTTTAATTTTATAAATATTATCATTATCATAATCGAATAATCGATATAATAGCGTCTCCGATGGAGTTTTAAATTCTTCTTCATTTATGAAATCTTCACTACTATATAATTCCATGAGTTTGGCGCTATTTTTAAAAATTGGTTTTAAAATCTCGTATGGTAAGAGCTGCATATAAAAAATAACAAATTTTTTAACAAATAATCTTTTATTTTTTATAGTATCTTTACGAATTTCTTGTATATCTATATCAAGATATGTTTCGTTTACTTCATCTATTAGAATTTCAAAAATATTCGAAAAATAATTTTGAAATTCTTCATCATTTAGTTTTTCCAAATCACTTTCAAATAAATAAAAATTAAAATTTTTAATGTCCGTCATTTTTAAAAATTTGCCTTCGGAAATAATTTCCGAAGGCTCGTATACTTCATCTATTAATTCTGTATTGTTATAAAATATCATATTTTATTTTCCTTTTTAATAACAATATCTATTAAGCTATTAATAGATATTAAGATATTATTAAGATCTTAATATCTTAATAATATCTTACACTATAATTTGTGATTCTTTTATAGTTTCTAAATCGACTCTAGCATAATTATATTGTTTATCTTTTAATTTTAATTCTTTTTTATTATTGCCATCTTGTGCTGCAACATGTACCCATCCAGTTGGAAAATATTCACCAATTAATTCTTTATATTCGCAATTATTATAAATAAATTCCAGTACGTCTATTAATTTAGTTTTTTTACTATAAGGTTCGATATCCGCAGCCAAGCCATAAGCATGATTACTATGTTCGTTGCTTCCAATAGCTTTACATAATTCAACGCTTCTATAACCAGAATTTATTTTAATTGGTCCAAATTCCTCTCGAACTGGTTGAATAACGGTATCGACTAAATATTGAATTCTTGGTAAATATTCTCTTGGCATATCATTAGATATACCTTTTCTAAGTGCGGTACTACTATAAAGAAATTCGCTTAACATAAAATTTTTTGATAACTTTATAGTTAATGCCTCGTTATATTTGATAACGTCTTTAATATTTAATTCTTTTTTAATATCAATCATAATTCGCCTTTATTTTTTTAATTAATTTTTGATTTTTATGCAAAGTGTTTCTATAAAAATTACATAGCTTATTACTAATTTTATAATCCATTGGATCATTATTTAATAATTCGGATTCTTTATTTATAAATAAATAACATTCCATTTCGCGTTGAGATTCTTTTGGAAAATGAATAACTTTTAAAAATTTAGTAGGTACTGCTATTTCATGAATTCCTATTCTTTTAATAGGAGCTTCAAAAAATATATAATTTTCTATTTTTAACGAATTATTTATCATCGTTTGATATCTTACATAAAATTCCAGGTACTTCCAAACTTTTCTATTAAGATTCGGTAATTGTGGGATAATATTCGACATAAGATAAACATTATTTAAAACAGTTTGATTATAATCAAATACTGCGTCTGGTGCCATATGTCCTCTATCGTATCCGGTATTAGTATAATCCGAAGTATATGAACGATATGCTCTTGGAATATTTTTATCTGATTTAAAACCAGGCCGTTCAATAATATTTAATTTACCGACCGTTTCGCTAGATGTTTTGTACTGTACTTTAACTGGTTCCTTATAATTATAATTATAATGAACTGTATATGGGTGTTCGTTTGTTTCTGGAAGTATTTGATCATATACTTCTGCTATAAGAGCAGATATTATAATTAATAATCCAAATAATATTTTTTTCATTTATAACCTTTATTTCTAATTGGTTTTTGTTAATGTATAATTTTTTACGGCCTTTTCTACCGATCTACCCACAACGTATCCACCTAACCCTATTTTTAAAAGTTCCCACATATCTGGTGGAATATCTAAAGCAGTTGATGGAATACCAAATAAGGATAAATATGGATAAATAATATAATTATTGGCTATAATAAAAACGAATGTTAGCATAGTAATTGGACGCCAATTTCTAGCAATCCACGATTCGCTTTGAGCTTCGGCATTAACTATATTCCCCTGTTGTTTGATAATTTCGGTATTATATTTTTGTAAAGAATCTTGCATCTTTAATTGATATTCTTGAATACCGGCCTCTAATTGGGCTTTCTGTTCTGGACTTAAATCTGGTGGAAAATAGGATTTAATTAAATCACCACCTGTTTTAACAATATCTCCTAAATCCCCTAAAAATGGAAATGTCATTTTAATTCCTTTATTTAAATAAATTTGGAATATCTATTAAAGGCGTTCCATCTGAATACGCTCCAAGTATTATAGAAAAACATATCACAGTCATTATTATAATTTTAGTATTGAGACTCATTTTAATCCTTATCTTATATTATTATACCAATATATCTAATTTTTTATATTTTTGTTTTTGAGTTTCTGGTTCTTTTTTAGTTTTTTCTTTTATAATTTTTTTAGCTGTATCTAAAATATTAGATTTAGTTTGTCTATCGAACTTAATCGTTCTTGAGGGTTTGTCTTTTTTAGGTGTTCCAATATTATCACTGGTTGCTAAACCATTTATCAATTTTTTTAAAGTTTTTGATTTATCTTTATTTTTAGTATCCCTAACTCTTGAAATAACCACTCCCTTTAAGAGGGCTCTTTCCAATTTACGATAATTATCCGATTCTTCAAGATGTTTTATAGTCTTTATAGTCTTTAAAAATTTTTTAATAATTGGTAAAAGAACTGGCATATTTCTAAATCTATGTGTACCAGTTGCGTTTATATGTACTTTAATCTTATTTGGAATATATTTCTTAAATACTTTTAAAGCTATATTATTTGGTATTAAATCGTCATCTTTATTTAAAAACATATGTATTTCCGGAATACTATTTATAATTTGATCTGAATTTAAATTTTTAAATCTTTGCTCCATTTTAGGAAAGTATCCTAATTTTTTAGTAATGAAATCCAAATCAGTAACAGGATTTAACATTATCAGGGGAAGTTTATATTTGCTGGCATAGTACTTAGAAATATATCCACCAAAAGATGTTCCAATAATTAAATCAAATTTATTATCTTTAAATAATTTATCAGCCTCTCTAGCATCTATATTATTACCGAACTTAACTCTAGTTAATACAGCTTCCGCTTTTATATTATGTTGTTTAAATAATTGATTTAATTGATCCGCTTTAGTACTATTCTCACCAGCATATCCATTGATAAATGCTATTTTCATATTAATCCTTTAGTTTCTTTTTAACCATTTCTTTCATTGAAACTTCACCTATATTTTTAACTTTAGTTCCTGGAATCTTTTCAAGAAGTTTCATATCTTTTAAACCCGATTTAGTTTCTGCTTCAGAAGTATAATAAACATCTATCACTTTACCATTTTTTGATAAAGTAGCTCTTTCTAAATAAAGTTCTTTTCCATTTATCACTGGTCGTTTAGATTCTATTCTTAATTTAAAATCGCTTGTTTTATCAAGCTCGTTGATATTTTGCTTAGATATATTTGTAATTTTTTTATGAACCGTTCCATTACCAACCATTTTCTGCCAACCATAATAATTTTTTAATTTAGAATCAAATTTTCTAATACGATGATTTTTAAAATACCAATCTGTTCTTTCGCAAGTACTTTTTGGTGGTAATTTATCAAATTCATTTTTAGGTATTTGAATTTCAAATCTTATTTCGTTATGTAGTTCGTCATTGATTTTAGAAGCTTCTTCTAAAATCAATTGTTTGTTAATTTTATAAATCATTTAAAATTTCCTTTTTTGCTTTTCTTTGTCTTTGTCTTTCCGCTTTAGCCAGAGCTTTATCCATTTCTAAATCTTTAATATCATCTAAAATTCTTTGCACTTCATCATTTAGGTAAGTAAATTTAGGTATCTTTTTTCTGCGGGGATATAATTCCAGATAATATTTATTAATTTTATTCTGTTCTGATTTCTTAACTTTAATACGTTTTGGTTTTTCAGTATAATATACATAATTATAATTTAATTTTTTCGCTGGTGGTTCTTCCAAGTAATCAGCTAAGTTTCTTAAAAAATTTGGCAAAGATATACCATATCTTTGCATATTATATCTTTTCCAAACATTCGTTATTTTTCCTTCGATTGCGTTGGCATCGAAGGAAATGCACCCACGTATTAAACCCTTACCACCATTTTCCCAATTACTACAATTTTCTTTTTTTAATTTATGTTGGTGGTCAGCAACCGATTTTTCCAAAGGTATTTTAATATTTAATAGTGGACAGATACCATTTTGTTTATCGTACAATTCTTTTTTTATTAATTGTGTTTCTTTTTGATTAGTATATATTATTTCTTGTGTTTTCATTTTATTTAAATTCCGTTTCTATATGATTATGTGTAAATTGTTCTTGCTATTGGATTTAGTGTACCATTGGCTTTCGCTAAAGCTAAATCACGTTGATGTATTTTATCAAATTTTGCGTTTAAAGCTTGTCCTTCTGGAGTCATTTTAGATAAATATGCCGTTGATCCTAATAGTCCGGCTGTTGCTCCAACTCCTGCTGCGGCTGGAGCATAATCGTCGTTACCGCTATAAAAAGCAGTTCCGGCTCCAATAGCTGCACCAATAGGGATAGAAGCGAGTTGCCCAAGAGTTTGTAACTTAGTGTATGTTTCTTCTAAAATTACCTTTTTATTTATTTCCAATTTCATTTTATAACCTTTTTATTTTTATTAATTTATTATAGTTTGTAATTTGTTTGATAAAGTATTCGCATCGAATGGTTTGATTATATAGTTATTAACTCCTGCTTTAAGAGCTTGTATTACTGAAGTTTTACCACCTTCAGTAGTTATCATAATAATTGGAGTATCTTTGTATTGATCGGATTTACGGATTAATTTTACTAATTCTAAACCATTTCTATTCGGCATATTCCAATCTGTCATTATAATATCATAATGAATTTCTTCTCCACTTTCTAAATCTAATTGAGGGTTTTGTAATAAATCCCAAGCTTCGACACCATCTAAAGCAGTATCAATATTTTCTTTTGGGATTCCTACACGAATTAAAGAATTTGTAATAATTCTAAGCATCGTTTTAGAATCATCCACTACCAGAACTTTTAATTTGTCTTTATTCATTTAATTTCCTTGTATTTGCTTCTAATAATTTTAGCTCCAGTATTTTTTAAAAAAGTATTTAAATCATGATTTCCAAAATATTCATTGGTTTCCCTAATGTGAGCATCTCCAAGAACAATAACTATATTTTTATATTTATTTAAATATTTTTGAATAGTTTCTTTCATTTCTTTTTCTCGAATTTTAAATTGTTTTTTAAGATCCTTTGGATACTTTTTACCAATTTTATTTGAAGGTTCTAAAGGAACTACTTTAAATTTCTTTTTTAATTCTGGTTCTTCAAAATCGAGTTCGTGAATTATTAGATCAGGTTTTAAAGAAATAACTTTATTACGTATTTCTTTCACTTCATCTGGTTTAAAATGAGCTTCTCCAAATACTGTAATTTTTTTAGAATTAAAAACTTCTTCTAAAATTACCTCTTTATTTATATTTAAAGTCATTTAATTTCCTTTAAAAATTCTCTTAATCTATTATTTATTTCTTTAGTTTTTCGTATTTCTATATTATTATCCGAAACTAATGTTTTATTTTCTGGATGGTTTTGTAAATATTCGTTTGCTTCTTTTACTGCATCCCTAACGGCTGGATGTACATTTGGATGTTTCCAATAATTTAAATCTTTTGCATGATCTGCTAATAATGATCCAGGAAAAATTGTTCCATTATCTGAATTTACTGCGACTGTAGCTTTCTGCACCCAACCAGTCCCTGGTCTTAAACCACCTTGTACTCGATATATATTATCTTCTGGACGGGCGTTTGGATCATCCATTAATGCTCGTCTGTATCTATATTCATCTAATTTTGCTTGAGAAAATATCCCAGTATCATTTTTTGGATGAGTTCCCTGTAAATGTATACCCGTAGTTGGGAAAAGTTTTCCCTGACTAACACTATGATATAAAGGTACTTTATAATTAATAATATTATTATTGTTATCATAACATGTTCCAGAAACGCAATATATATGTCTGGAATCATTATTATCATTTGGCGTAGTACTTCCGATATATTTAATACCAGTTAAAGCCATTTCTTCTAAAAGTACTTCTTTATTTATATTTAGTGTCATTTAATTTCCTTGTATTTCTTTAATTAATTCTTTTTTCATTTTTGAAGTTATCGTCCAATGATTTTTTAAACTATTTCCAGTCATTATTGATGATGAAGTTTTATCTAAAGGATTTTTTAAAGAAATATCTACTTTTTCAGAAGAATTACAACCAATACCAATATATTTATTATTTTTATTAAAAAATTTTTTTAAATAAGGTTTATATCCACATCCTCTAGAAAATCCAATAATTATATCATTTTTAGATTTTATAAGTTTTGCTATTGGTTCCGAATTTCCATCCGATTCAACCTCTTTATAATTACCATGTTTTGAAATAATTTCTTTAAGTTCTTTATAAAATATTTTTGTTTCTGGATTAATTTTATATTTTGGATTACCTTTTATTAAAATAATATTTTTCATCTTCTTATCCAGTACTGTCTATAAAATTAATTACAGATTGAGGTATCTTATCAAAACTATCATAACTTTTAGAACGAGCTCTATGTGTAGTTATAAAGAACTTTCCTGTTGGTTTACCTCGAAATAGTTCTTCTTTACAACTAAACCCTTTCTTTTCTTTAATACCTTTACATGGTACATTCTGAGACTTTTCTGGTTTACTTTCGGAAGCTTCTGTAAAATATTTTTTAGATTTGTATGCTCCAGCAGCTGAACCAAGCGTTGCTCCTACAGCGGCTCCACCAAAAGGATTACCAAGTACTTCACCAGTTAATGCTCCAATAGTACCACCAGCTATAGTAGTTCCAAGAGTTAGTCCAAGAGCCTTTCCTTGAGCATTTGGATCTTTTAGATTATCAATATACTCTAAAAAATCTTTTTTATTTAATATAATTTTTGCCATATTTTTTTCCTATTTGTATATTACTTATATATTATTTATATATACTATCTTTTTCACCAATTACTTTTTTATGAAGATTTGGTAAATATTTATTAGCTTTATCCGATGTGTACCAAGCAGTAGCAATTGCTGGAACAGCTGCCGCTAACTTAGAACTATCACTATCTATATCTATATCGAAACCATTATCTTGAGCAAGACTTTGAGCACCACGAGCAGCCCCATATACCAAACCACCTAAAGTTAATTTAGTTAAAGCTTGTGTTCCCATACGTAATCCAAGATCTTGAGCAATTGCTATATCATCTTTTCGGTATTTTGGTTTTAAAGTTCCTAAATCACTATAACTTTTTACAGCAAATGTTGGTAAAGGACTTTCATGAAATCCTTTATTAACACCTACCATAAAACCAGAACTTTCGAGAAGTTCGGTAATCTCTTTTTTATTTATATTTATTTTCATAATTTATTCCATCCATCTTTAACCCAATCATGTTTTGTCGAAATTCCATTCTTATGTTCCCATTTTCTAAATTCTTTATTTAATATAGTTACCGGATCATTAATTTTTTTTAATTTATTTGAATAAAATGATCCTCCACCGAGAGGATGATTTTTAGAAGAAGCTACTATAATTAAAGAATCAGCTAATTTATCTTTAATAAGATTTTCCCCAAAGTTCGTTAAAGCTTTGGATAATTTTGGAATTTCGTTTTCAAGGAGTTCGGTAATCTCTTTTTTATTTATATTTATTTTCATGGAAAGCCTTTGTACGTTGTTTTGATTCATTTAACATATTTTCTCTAGAAAGAGTTTCTAAACTCTTTCTTTCCATTAATGGAATAATATCTAAATTTGGCCTTTCTAAAGAATATTTTTGTAATTTGGAAAATGATATTCTTTTTAATCTAAATTTTTCTTTTTTAGAATTAATTTTGTTATTTATATAATCACTACCGTAATTTAATTCGAATACTATTTCTAACTCTTCTTCTAAACTTCTATTGTTAGAGTACTTATCTAAATCTAAAATATCTTCTTTATTTGCCATTTTTAACATAAATACTAAATCGTCATTTGTATACATTATCTTCCTTTAATTTTTATAAGTTTGGTTTTAACATAGCACCGTAAAAATACGTTTCTATAAGTTTTTTAGCTTTAGATAATTTTTCTGTTTCTTCATCTAATTCTAATTCATCTTGACTAGGAGCTTTACCAGTTCTTAAAATACTATTATTTAATTTATTAGTAGCTGCTGCATTATCTGATTTTAGAAAATGCAATTCTTTTAATAAATGGGTACTTTTTTTATAACTTAAACCAAACATATCATATAACCCAACCCGAACTGCTCCATTACCTTCTTTAGTACCAGAACGTCCTTGTCCGGTTATAGCAGATTTTTTAATATTTACAGAACCACGAACATTAGCCATAAATTGAGGAATATGTTCCAATAATGCAATTGGTGCTATACCCACAGGTACTTCTCTTTCCGAAACCGTCCCATCTTCTTCGTTAATAATTACTTTTTCGTTTAATGGTATTTTTAAAAACTCAGCTGCTTTTTTAATATCTTCCATTTTTAAATGATTTTTAAATGGCGTTATTAATAATGGAAATGCTGGTTTTTGCAAAGGATCCGATTGTTTAACCATATTAATAATTTCTTTTGGGGATTTTTTAAAATATTCCTTAATGTATGAAATTAATTCCCCATCATCTGTTTTATCGAGAAAATATAAGGTTTCCAATAATAATTTTTCCGCTTCTTTTAATCTAGAACTTTCTATAAGTTCTTTTAATTTTTTATTTAAAAAATATATAATCTTTCCAGTATACATACTAAGAATTACAGAAATATTTTTACGGGATATATTTGAAATAGGAGTTGGTAAAAATTCAATTTTTAATCCAGTTTTTTCTGCGATTGGTTCTTTTCCTTCTGGAATCATATATTGAACCGTTCCTTTACCACCAGAACTTCCAAGTAATGTAAATTTAGAACCATTTTGAATAGGGTTTGGATATTCAATATACATTTCTATAATCGTTCCATCAAATACATCATTATTTAATTTGTGTCCACCAACTACGGCAGATTTAAGATTATTTATTTGATCTTGACAATCCATCTGTTTTACTGGATCTAATAATTCTTTACAATTTTTAATTTTTTTCTGTAATTCTTTATTAAGCAATTTCCATTCGCTTAGTAATCTTGAATCAATACTTTGTGAATTAATTAAAATATTAACTGTTTTAATTTTTCCACCTGGAGAATTATATCTAATATTACCATTATGAAAATTACGACCAATACTCACATCAAAACCATCGGTAGCTTCCCCATCCATTCCTTCGGTTGCTTCCTGAACTAAAGCTTCGACTGATTCATTACCTCTAGTACTAGAATATTCTATTAATACGTCACCTGGTTTAGTTTCTTGACCAACTTTTATTTTATATTCTAAAATATTTGATTCTCTATCAATAGGAATTAAAATACGTTTTAATAAAGTATTTTTAAATTTTTTTCCTATACTTTCTGAAACTGCCCAACCATCCTCGTAGTTCATACCACGATAAGACATTAAAGCAATTACTAGATTTTTACCAACTGCTAACTTACCAGTTTTTAAAGAAGATGTTGTAGCAAGTACCTGACCTTTTCTAACTTTTTCGCCGTTCTTTACTAAAGGAGTTAATTTAAGTGGTAAGTAAACACCACGTGAAGTTCTAGACATTACATCATCTAAATTAAAATAATCCTTTGCTCCGGATTTATATAATAATTCCATTTCGTGATCTAATTTAACTACTTTACCATCTTCTTTAGCCTTAATAGCAAATCTATCCGAAACTAGATGTGGTATAATAGCTTCCATACCAGTTTGTATTAGAGGTTCGTCTGGAGATTCTATCTGAGTGAATTGAGAAACTTGCTGGTTACCCATAATACGTCTGGTTGTATCATCGTACTCAAAGAATGGACTAAGACTATCAGTGGCACTAAGTAAATCCAAACCATTAATATCATTGTCGAATTTCCTTACTAAAATATTTCCAAATCTATCTTTAATAATAGCTTTATTACTAAGAGTTTGATTAAGACCAATCCCACCATATTCATTCGTGGTTGTTGGAGAAATGGTTCCAAAATATGATTTATTTAAATCTCTTCTTTGTAAACTAATCTGATCCTGTTTAGGATTTCCAACACCAGCCTTGGTAATTTTATTACTGAGGGTTAATTCCGCTAATGGATTAATATTTTGAGAATATTGTAGCATACCTGAAGATTGTAATTCTTTAGCAATAAAATTTTTATCAATATCTAATTTAATATTGTATTGGCCTTTGTTGTTTTTCATTTTTCCAATACCTTGCATTAAAACTTTATATGCAAGATGAGTAATACTTTCCGACATCCGAATTCTTAAATTACTTAAATCGGATATATCTTGGATTTTTCCATTTAATAATTTATCTGGCATAAAACTACCAAATACTTCTAGAAAATCGCTTGGATCCCCTTCGCCTTCTAAAACTTTTTTCGTGGTTATATCAATAAAACTAGTTTTAGCATTTTTTAAATTTAAGTATTTGCTTAATGAATAATACTTCGTAAAATATTTCTCCATTGTTTTTGGATTATCCAATTCTTTAAAATCTAAAAGTTCGTTTGAAAATAATCTTGACGCTTCTTTTCGAATACCATTTATTAAATACTCTTCGAATATATTTTTAGTATATATATTTAAAAATCCTCTTTTATCATTCTGTTTTATTTTTACGCTTAAAAAAGCGCTTGTATCTTTAGTTCTAGAAACACTGTGTTTTATTTTATAATGGTTCAAAGATCCAATGATACCCTTGTGTATAAATAATAAAAGAATAAGTGGAAAATTACTAGCAAACATACGTAAATTAAAATAAATAACGCTGGTTTTATTTTTAGTATCTAATCTAGAATTTCCAGATATATTATTATATAATCCAATTAAAAAAGTATTTAAATGTTTTTTTGGAAAAACTTTTATATCATCTTGTGAATAATAATGAATTTTATCGTCGGTTTGATTTATATAAGCATATTCTAGTAATTCCCCTTCGGGACTAATTTTTTCGTAAAATTGCAATTTGCCATTTTTTTCATTTTTAAAATTTATATTTATTTTTGATTTCGATACCAAAACGATTCCTTTGTATTTGTATTGTATTTATATCTTTGATATTATTTAGTTAATTTTTAATATTTTGGTTTTTAATTTTAGAAAATTTTTTTAGAAAATACGTGTGTTTTTATATATAGTTAACTATCAGTACACACACTATGAATAGTTAACTATGGATAGTTATTCGTTTTATAAAATTCCTAGCTAACAGATTTTAAAATAAACTTAAATTCTGTTCTTGGATCCCCTATTTACCGGTGCTATCAGTGTTTGAAAAATTAACTATTTCTTAAATTTTGGTTTTTAAAAATTTTTAAAAACCAAAATAACTAACATACGACACTTAGTTAACTATTCATAGTGTGTGTACTGATAGTTAACTATAGATAAAAATGATTAATTTTTACATAGTTAATATAGATATTCTATATATAAAGGATTTTAAATGGCTAAAAAATTAACCCAAGAGGAAGTCATAAAAAGATTTAAAAACATTCATTCTAATAAATATGATTATTCCTTGGTTGAATATAAAAAAACAACTCGGAAAGTAAATATAAAATGTAAAACTTGCAATAGTATTTTTGAACAAACTCCAATGGGTCATTTTAATGGACATGGTTGTCCAAAATGTAATAAAAATAAACCAAAAACCCAAAAAGAACATATAATGGATTTTAAAAAAATACATTCGGACAAATATGATTATTCATTGGTCGAATATAAAAAAGCAAATATACCAGTAAAAATCAAATGTAAAACATGTAATAATATTTTTGAGCAGAAACCAATGGATCATAAATCTGGATATGGTTGCAAGATATGTTCAAAATCACGATTACTAGAAAAAAATTATAAAAGAATTTTATTAAAATTTAAAGAAACTCATTCTAATAAATATAATTATGAGTTGGTCAAGTACACTGGAAATAGAAACAATATAGAAATAATTTGTCCCGAACATGGGAGTTTTTTTCAGACTCCAGATGGACATGCTCAGGGAGCTGGTTGTCCAAAATGTTCTAAAACTGGTTTAAGGGATCTTAATAAAGTACTTGAGCAATTCAAGGAAAAACATTCGGATAAATATGATTATTCCTTGGTTGAATATATCAATGGTTTAACCAAAGTACAAATAATTTGTCATGAAAAAAATTGCTTTGGGAAAGAGCATGGGATATTTTTACAAACTCCAAATATGCATATCTTAGGTTCTGGATGCCCAAAATGCGCAGGGTTAAATAAAACCTTAGATGAACATATATTCGAATTTAAAAAAGTCCACGGAAATAAATACGATTATAGCAAAGTCCGTTATAAAAATAATAAAACCAAGATAGAAATAATTTGTCCAGAACATGGAAGTTTTTGGAAAACGCCAAATGGTCATAAAATGGGTTTTATGTGCCCAAGTTGTAATAATTCAAGAGGTGAAGAAAAGATTAGAGAATTCCTAGAATCTAATAATATAATTTATAAAATGGAAAATAGATTCAAAGATCTTAATAAATTACCATTTGATTTTTATTTAGAAGAATTAAACATTGCTGTAGAATTCGATGGGGAACAACATTTTAAAGCTATTAAATTTTTTGGTGGAGAAGAAGGTTTAAAGAAAACTCAAGAACGGGATAAAATTAAAAACGATTATTGTAAAAATAATAATATAGAACTTATTAGAATACCATACACAGATTTTGATAAGGTAGAAGAAATATTAAAGGAAAAAATATGTACGAAACAAGCGAAATAGAAAAAATAAATAATTTACCAAGATTTGAAACTTTTGAAGAAATAGAAAAAATTCTTCAATCTAAATTAGATAAATATCCTCAGATAAACTCAGAGGAAGAATTCTTTAATTTTTCTCATTGGGATTTTAAAGATATGAAAAAGGGTATTGATTTAATGGTTGGTACTATGTCTCAAGGTAAAAAAATATTCTTTATTCATGATTGTGATGCGGATGGAATGTTTACATATTATTTAACTTATAGATTTTTCTCAAAACATTTTAATTATCAAAATATTGAATTAGTATTAACTAAAAGAGCTGATGGATATGGATTTCTTCCAATTCATGTATCCGAAAGGGATGTCCGAGAAGGTGATTTATTTATTACAACAGATAATGGAATTACTGCTAAAGAAGCAACTGAATACGCTTTAAGAGCTGGAGCTAATGTAATCATTAACGATCATCATACACCAGATTATGAAAAAGCTTGGCCACTTTGGCAATCTAATAAACCAGAAGAAGAATCTAGAGTAGCTGTTATAGATCCTTGTCAAACGGATTGTGAGTTCGGTAAAAAAGATATGAATATTTCTGGAACAGTTGTGCTTTATTATATGCTTCAAGCTTTAGCAGAAACTTATAAATTACCAGTAGCTGGAAAAGATTTATATGAAGATTTTTTACCAGGTTTAGCAATTACTACTATTTCGGATGTAATGAAATTAAATCAAGGTATTAGCCGATACTTAGTAAAAGACTTCTTTAATAATGGTAAGTACTTAAATGTTCAAGATCAATTTTTTAAAACTTTTTTAAAAGAGAAAGGAATAGATGGAGAAATAGTTAAAGGAGTTGCCGAAGATATTGGATTTGGTTTTTCACCGCTTTTAAATGCGTGCAATCGACTCACTTCTGCTAACGATGCTTGTAACTTTTTAATTCAAGAAACTGAGGAATTTTCTAAACAGTGGTGGGATTATATTAGTCAAATTAATGATACTCGTAAAGAAAAACAACAGAAATTATTAGATTATGTTGAGTACAGATTCAAGGATTATATGCCTACTAAAAAGAATGGTTATAAATTAATTATGATTCCTGGTCAATTTAACCAAGAAGCCAAAGGTCTTTTAGGAATCGTTGCTGGAAGATTATCCGATAAATATAAAGTTCCATGTATTGTACTTAACCTTAATGAAGAAAAGACATCATACAGTGGTTCAGGAAGAAGTGTTGGAACTATAGATATTTTGGCTAAGTTTCGTACTCCGACAGTACATAAATTTTTAACTCATGTCGGGGGTCATAAACAAGCATTGGGACTAGGTATTAAAGCAGATGATTTAGAGGAATTTTTTTTAACCATCCAAGAAGAATTTAAGAAAATTCCAGATCATCAATTTATGAATGATAAAAACGCCACTGGTTACATTGATCTTAAAAATATCAATGAAGATTTAATACATACCTTAGATAAATTTGAACCTTATGGACATTATTTTTATAAGCCTAATTTTGTAACCAAAGCAGTTGTTAAAACAAGCACTGAAATAGGTAAACAAAAGAACCATTTAAGTATGACAGTCATAGATGAAAATAATATGTTATCTTTTAAAGCTCTTAATTTCTTTCATGAATACACTCCTAAAAAAGGTGATACTATTTATATTCATTTTAAACCAGAATTAGAAACATTTAGAGGAAATACTAAAATTGTTTTAAAAGTTTCAAAAATAATTCCTATTTTAGAATAGGAATTATTATGTCTAGAAAATTAACTCAGGAAGAAGTTCTAGAACAATTTAAAAAAGTTCATGGAAATAAATACGATTATAGCAAAGTCCGTTACTTAAATTCCAATACGAAAGTAGAAGTTATTTGTCCAGATCATGGGAGTTTTTGGGTTTATCCGAAATATCATAAAATGGGAAAAAGATGTAGACAATGTTTTTATAAAGATAATAAATTATCCAAAGAAGAATTTATAAAGAGATCAAAAAAAGTTCACCAAAATAAATACGATTATAGCAAAGTTCACTACATAAATAATAATACAAAAGTCGAAATTATATGTTCTGAACATGGGAGTTTTTTTCAAAGACCTGGTAACCATATTAATCAGAAAGATGGTTGCCCACGCTGTTCTAAATCATTTCCAAAAACTCAAAAAGAAATAATAGAAGATTTTAAAAAAGTTCACTCTAATAAATATGATTATAGTAAAGTTCAATATAAAAGTACTATGGTTAAAGTAGAAATTATTTGTTCGGAACATGGGAGTTTTTTTCAAAGACCAAATGATCATAAAAATGGATATGGTTGTCCTAAATGTGGTAGAAAGAGTAAAGGGGAAGAAAAAATTCAAGAATTTTTAGAAGAGAATAATATAGAATATTTAAGAGAATATAATTTATTTAAAAAGTATAGATTTGATTTTTATTTACCAAATTCAAATATTTTAATAGAATTTGATGGTAGACAGCATTTTGAACCAGTAGAATATTTTGGCGGAGAGAAAATATTTAAAGAAACGTGTTTTAGGGATAAAGAGAAGGATATCTATTGTAAAGAAAATGATATCGAACTTATTAGAATTTCATATAAAGATTTTAATAAAATTGAAGAATTATTAAATAAAGTTATTTAAATGTATTCTGGAGTACTTTAAAGTACTTTAAAGTACTTTAAAATAACTATTACTAAGTATAGATATCTTATAATCGAGAAGATAAATAAATACCGAAAGTGTATTTATTTTTATCTTCAGGTTTTCATGTCGCTTTAAAGCTAACTGAACAACTTATTTTCGATTTCAATATTCAGAAAGTTTGTTGTAAAAATAAATAAATAAATAAATAAATAAATATTGAACGTTAATATAAATAGGCAAATGATTGGAAAATTAAAATTTTCCAATCTACCGAACACGATTATGCATGTCAAAGCAGGCGGTATATAAACTGATCGTAATAAAATGGGTGTGACGGACCCACTAAACCGGAATTAGGTAATTTACATGGTTTAGAGTAATTATTAAAATTACCAAAAAGGAGTCCAAAATGGGCTGCGATATTACACCAGGAAATTGTTAGGTCGAGAAGGGAATTATATTCCCTTCTTTTTTTTATTTAAATTAAAAAAGGAAAAATATGAAAACATTAGTAGTTTATCATAAACAGTGTATGGATGGTCTTGGAAGCGCTGCTTCTTATAGTATGTTAGAAGAGATTGGAGTTGATATGGTTTTTAAAGCTATTCAACATGGTGAACCAGCTAAAGAAG